CCCCGACTGCCCGGTTAAATATATTATATTGTCAAGGTGCCCGCCCCGGTGCAGAACACCAGGGCGGTTTACTTTATTCAACTTCAATAATGTCTGCTTGATATCCTAAGACCTCTCCGACATCGGTGATATGAACTTTCAATGTTACAGTATCATCCTTTGCCATTTCCATTACTTTGTCCTTTGTGGCATCATCCTTGATGTAGCACTGAACCCCTACGATGGCAAAATCATCGTTCTTTGAAAATACACTGATATATTTTCCTTTGCTGTCTATAACAGCAAGCCGACCAGTGATTTCTAAGTATTGGTCTTTGTAGGTTTCCTCTGCTTTTAAAGCATTGTTATTTAAGTCATCCATCATTGTACTGACATCAACAGCGGTGTATTCAATTTCTGGCTCCTGAGTTTCTACGGTAGCAGACGGAGTAGAAGATGAAGTAGAGGTGTCAGATTTGGAAGAATCGGAATTTGAATTCTTCCCACCGATGGAGCCGATGATAAATAGCGCGATAATAATGATAATTATCCACTTTAATTTACCACCTTGCTTTTTGCGGCAGACAGGGCAGACCTTAGCCTTTTTAGGAATGTCGCTCTGGCAGTGCTTACACTTCTTTGTGGGTCCCTGCACGGGAGCCTGGTTGACGGGTTGCTGATTGGTTTGGATATTCTCATTCATAAGAATTCCCCTTTCATAAGTGTATTTTATCTTAACTCCAGCACGGATAACTCCGGCTCGAAGTAGATAACATAGTTATCAAACTGTGTGCATACTCCATATTTACTTTTGTAGCAGGCAAGAGCATCTACCAGAAATTCTTCTGTGACCTCTAAATGGTCAGCCATTTCATAAATGGTATGGCATCCTGCCCTATAGCAGTCCAGAATTCCGGCAAGACCTATCAGATTGTTATATGCCCATAGTCTGGCAACCATTTCCTGCTTGCGATTGGAGGTAGAGGACTGGTCTAATATGTTGCCAGAAGAGGTGGCATAATGTCCCAGTTCTTCTGCGAGGATGCAGACCCTTTCAGTATCGGTTTCAATGTCATTACTGATTGCCACATTTCCATCACAATATAAGCCTTTGATGCGCGTGCCGGAAAATGGATAATTAACAATGTCCACGTTTGTATCAAAAGCGGATTGGCATAATTTTTCATACTTGTTCAATATAATCACCTCCACCGCACTTTAACCCATGTATTGTCCTATAAAACGGACTACTTTCTTTTTGCTTTTACAAATTCAGCAAACTGTTTAATTTCGTCCAGTTCATCCGCAGTGTATTCATCACCATCAAAGTGTGCGGCAATGGTTGTGGGTTCTTCAACTTCATCCCATCCCATAAGTTCTTGAGGAGATACTTTTAATGCCTTTGCAAATTCACGTATTTTTGACTCTGCAAGGTCAACCTCTCCCTTTTCAATTTTTGCAATAGATGATCTGTCTTTATATCCGGTTAATTCTGCCAATGTATCTTGAGACATTTTAAGTTCGGTTCTTCTGGATTTTATATTTTTGTAAAGTTGTAACATAGCAGAACTCCTTTCCTTAATTGATTGTATTACCATAATATCACTTTGTGTAAAATAATTCAACAAAATTATTGAAAAGTGTTGACACAAATTCACGACAGTGATATAGTGAATTTAGTTCACGAAACGGAGGTGATAAAAGAGTGGCAAATGTTGAACTTCTTAAAGAGAAAATAAGTAATTCTGGAATGACAGTTACTGCAATAGCTGATAAGTCCGGTATATTGCGTGAAACTCTCTATAACAGAATGAAAAGTGGTAACTTTTATGCATCAGAAATTACGGCATTAACAAAGGTGTTGCATCTCACTAGAAAAGAAAGAGATGAAATTTTTTTGCCCTAGACAGTGAATTAAATTCACACAAGAAAGGAGATGAAACAATTTGCTATTAGAGGACGAAGTGTTTTCTACAGAACAATATGTAAACTCTTCTCAAGTGAAAGTGTCTTTCGGAGTGTCAAGTGACGATTGGTACTTAATTCAAAGGTCAGAGACTTGGCGTCGACTTCAAAATTTTCTTGAGGAAACAAAAAATACAAGTAGCCAGATGTCCCTGATAGAGAAGGTACGTTTATTGGAAGAGGGATAGAGAATACTGGCTCTTGGTATACCAATTTGTCTTTTGAAGTTCTACGCAATGTTTTTACGATTTCTGGAGTATGTATGCAACTGTATAAAACACAATTATTCCATATACAGATATCGGTTATTGAAATTGGAAGTCGGGAATGGTTGGTAAATGACATGTAGATAACAAGGGCATCTTTGGCGGGGCAATATTCGATAACTTTGCAATCAACGCTTACTCGATGCCAATAGAAAGTCATAATTGCAGAGTAGGCAGTGCCCAGTGAACCAATTAGAGCAAGAATAAAAGTAAATTTTCCCATAACGATTTTCTCCTTTGTTTTTATAGAGCATACCATAAACGAAGAAAAAAGGACAGAAAGGAGTGTGTGAACGTGTCATTAGAGAGTAATATAGCAGGATTTATTAAGAAAAGAGGAATTAACTTATCTGCTATGGCAAGAGATACTGGGATTCCGTATATGTCACTTTATGACAGCCTTTTAAACGATAAACGGGAAAGGCAGTTGAGAGGAAGTGAGTTACTTGCGATATGTGAATTTCTTAGTGTTTCCCCCACAGATTTTGTGGAAGAGAAAGAACCAGTAAAAAAATAGCCCCAAGTGCTGGAACACTCAGGACTATCAAGCATAGAGGTTAAATCAATGTGATACGTGAACTAACATATTGACGGTCAACATCTATGTAGCCTTCTTTTTCAAGTTCAGCAATTACGTTACTGACAACCGGAAAGGAAAGACCAAGAGGAATCATGATATCGAGATCACGAAATACCGTCGTTCCTGTAGCGGCTTTAGCTTGAAGAAGTTCTAAAGCTTTCCTAGAAATAGAAGTCATACATGCCACCTCCTCTCCAAGGCATGATTTTCCTAGAAAGCCTTTATTTTTTGAACAAGTAAATTTTAGCACAGAGTTAAAAATATTTTGTGCCATTTTGAAAAGAGAGGAGAAAGGAGGGATAGAGAAACATGTTAAAGGTATCAAAGGTTGATGAACGTATATTCTTTCAGCTCAATAATGAAATTGTGGAGATTAAAGATTACAAAATTAAAAGCTCCGCAGACGGTTCTACAGAGCTTTTAATAGTCATTGAGGGAAATGCTAATGTATTTGACTTGTCAGCCAACCTAAAAGAGTAGAGGAAATGGCACTTGTTATCCAAGAGTTGCGTTCCATGACGGAGGAAAACTTAGAAAGAAGTCCTTTTTGTGGAGGCACCTGATTATTTACAACCATTTCAAGTAAAGTGACAATCTGCTGGAGTTCCTCACGGTCTGGTGAAGTTGTTGAGGCAACCTGTTCTTTAATTCCTTGAAGAGTGTCATTGTAATTAAGAATAACATTTGATTGTGAACCAATTACAGAACCGTTGGCAGTTCCAATATTAAAAATAGTTGTTGCTGCCGGCGAAGAATTAATTTCAGAAGCAGTTTGGTAATATGCTTTGAGCTGACTTGCTTCTCCCATAAAAAAGTCTGTCATGGTGTCCTTTACATAGAATCTTTCATTTGATGGATTGATAAGCCAATCTCCAACTGTAACATCGGAATTAGGTAGAAAACCTATGTAAGCCTTTGATGTGGATTGTTCGTGATTGGGAAGTCCTTTTAAATCTGAAATAATATGACCATTTCGTTCTACGTGGAAGATAATTCCTCGCTGCTTTATAAAGTTTTGAGCTGGTGACAAATTAAGACTCCTTTCTGGTATAAACCGAATGGAAAAATTAAGAGTAACTAATTTATATTATCACTAAATAAATCAATCTTCAACTTGATTGAGAAAAGGAGGAAGAAGTGATTACTTGTAGCACAGCTAGTTATATCAATCAGAAAAATGTGGAAGTTATGCTAAGCATCCCCCAAGATTTGTGGGAGGTTATTGAGAAGTCAGAGGAGTGGAGAAGAATCCTGTGTGCGGAAGATTTGACAATACCGCCCGCTAAGGAGAGTTCGCTCCAGAGCATTGCTGAATCATTGAAACGTATTGCAGAACATTTAGACAGGCAGGAAACCACCATTCAAATCAACGATGAGGAGGTAATAGGTAATGAGAGAAATTGAGAAGTATTTGAAGGAGCAGGAAAAGCGAGTAGAGGCTTTGGCGAATGAAAACAGGGAGCGCATGGAGTTCCGTGAGAAAGAACTTGGCTACATCAGAGAGTTGATTAAAATGGTTTCGGGCAAAACATCAGAAACCGATGCTTGCCCGAAAAATTAGGACTGACCTAGATAAGTAAGAATGTCAGCTTTGAATTCAGATAATGCCTTTGCGGTTGCTTTACGTATCGTGTTAAGCGATTCACCTGTGTTTTCATCACAATAGTTACAAGCGGAGCCAGCCTCTAATTCATAAGTTGATATTGTCTTGTCGAGTTTCTGACTTAATTCTTCAATGGTCATAAAAATTCCCCCTTTCTTTTACTCGGCTGGAGCAACAGCCTGTACATAAATTATAGAGAACAGGGAGAGGAAACACAAGCAGAAAGGAGCGGTAGCGATGGAATATCCGAAGCCGGTGATGCGAATGTCGGAACTCAAAAAGATGGGGTTTCCGGAAGAATATCTCCTGCGTGCCTACCGAACCAGGGGACAGACCTTTGCATTTAAGGTTCACCCGGAAAAATCCAACAGCCCTATCATGTTCGACACTGCTGGATTCAACAAGTGGCACCTCAAAAATACTGGTGTAAGGAGGTGAGAACGATGTTGGAACAGAGACAGATCATTCCAATCCAGAGAGCACCGGATGTAGTTGCCCTGGCATTGGAGAAAATGGGAATCCTGAAATTCACGGATTCCGGTATCAGAGTAAAAGAAAAGTAGGATCCCAAACTTTGGACGGCGAAGGATCCTACTCACAAAAACAATAGCCACGCTATTTTTATACCATAATACCGTGACGGAAAGGAAATGTCAAATGATCGACAACGGCTATGGAATGTCGTAGGTGTCACTGCCTGTGTGACCCAGGGGACATTATCGGCGGTCTTTGTGACGATTGCCGGGAACAGGATGCCCAGGAGGAGCGCAGGAGCAGTATGGTAGCGAGATATAACACATATGTGCAGATGGAATTAGAAGATTTTTGGAGGACAAGCAATGGAAGTACCCGTACAGTATGAAGATTTAAAGCAGGGTATGCAGGCTATTGCAACCCTGGAGACAGTAAAAGCAGTGCTGGCAAAGGAAACGTACTGTGAAGAAACATTACGCCACATTTTAGGAGTAACCCTGGAGGAGAAAAATGCCTGAACAGATTGAGAACCGGATGGTGATGGACAGCCAGTGGGATGAACTGGAATCTTATCAATTCGGGATCCGGCGGGATGGATTGTATAAACGCCAGCGCAAGGCGTATGAAGAGGAAGAAAGAGAGAGAGGAAAAAATCATGGAAAATAATGAAGTAAAGGTGTCTGCAACAGCAGGACAGGTTGTGTGTGATTTTGAATCTGCAAAGCAGCATTTACAAGGATATCTTAATCAATATCAAAACGTTGTCTTTACAGAAGACAGCAAAAAAGAAGCAAAAGGCGTAGTCGCTGATCTTAGGAAAGAAAAGAAAGCGTTTTCTGACCGGGTAAGAGAAGTAAAGATGGAGTACATGAAGCCTTTTGATGAATTTGCGGAAAAAGCAAATGAATTGATCGATATGTACGATGTACCGATCAATTACATCAATGGTCAGGTTGCAGATTTTGAAAGAAAGCGGATTGAAGAGAAATGTGCGCAGATCAGAAATCTGTACGTGGAGTGCATTGATGATATGCAGGAGTTGATTCCTCTCAGAAAAATTTATAACAGCAAGTGGGAGAATGCAACTGTGAACCCCACGCAGATCCGGCGGGATATGATGGAGATCAAAGAAACCGTAAAAATCGGACTGGACTCCATCAAGCAAATGAAATCTGATATCGAAAATGAAGCAATCGAAATGTTCCTCGACTCCTACGATCTCACTCGCACCATTATTTTTATCAATCAGCATGAGCAGCAGAAGCGGGAAATCCTTGCAAGAGAGCAGGAACGCATCAGAAAGGAAGAAGAAGAACGGATCCGTAGAGAAGAACGGGAAAAACTTGAGACTGAAAGAAGGGAGCAGGAGGCTCTTGAAAGAGCGGAGAGAGAAAAGCAGGAAGCCCTTGCGCGGGCAGAAGCTGAGAAACAGGCTGCAGTAGAGCAAGCTAGAGAAGAGGGAGCACAGGATGCTATTGACGGGCTGATACCGGATATTGAAGGTAACACGAACCTGTATGAGTACAGGATGGCTCTTACAGATGATGCAAAGACTAAGCTGGAAATGTATCTGGATAGTGTCGGCATTGAATGGGAGATTATTTGATGGGAAACCTGGATCTATATGAAAAAGTAAGAAGTGTGCCGGAAGAAGCAAAGCGAAATATTGATGGCGGAAGGCTTAAAGGAAAAACAGACATAAGTCCTATGTGGCGTATCAAGGTCTTAACAGAGCAATTCGGGATGTGTGGTATTGGATGGTACTACGAAGTGGACAAGCAGTGGACGGAATCACAAAATGATGAAACTGCAGCATTTGTCAATATCCGCTTGTATGTCTGTGTGGACGGAGAATGGTCTAAGCCTATATTTGGCACTGGCGGATCCATGTTTGTAGAGTTTCAAAAAAACGGACCATATATGTCTGATGAGTGTTTTAAGATGGCGACTACCGATGCTATATCGGTAGCATGCAAGCAGTTAGGGATTGGTGCAGATGTGTACTGGGATGCAGATAAATCTAAATATAGTATGCCCCAGTCACAGGACAAAGCAAATCCTGATAATGTTGATAAGCGATTTGAAGAGATAGAAAAAGAATTACGCCGGACAGGGTATGCACCCAAAAGCCTCTGTATGACCTATAAGCTGAATGATGTCTATGATATGAGCGATCTGCAGATTAAGGATTGCCTGCAAAGACTTAAAAAAATACCAAATAAAGAGGTGAGTTGATGCAGTGCAGAGGAAAGATTACACAGATTTCCCGGGATATATTAACCCGGAGACTCCTGGTCACAATGGTACTCACGGATGTATCAGAACAGGCTGTCCAAACTATCAGTGCTTTTGATGATTTGTCTGTGGAAATGAAGAAATACAGGGCAAAACGCTCCCTGGATGCAAATGCCTATTTCCATGTACTTGTAGGAAAGATTGCAGATACGATGACTATTTCCAAAGCCAAAGCCAAAAATATGCTTATTTGCCGGTATGGGCAACCACAACTCCTGCCGGATGGTAGCATCATGATCTATAAAACAAATGCCCCGGAAGAATTTGTGTGGGAGCAGGAAGCGGTACACGCTATACCTGTCAGATACGAGGACAAGGCAACGTTTTATAAAATCTACCGTGGCTCTCATACCTACGATACAAAAGAAATGTCTTTGCTGATTGACGGGACAGTAGCGGATGCCAAGGAACTGGGCATTGAGACATTACCACCTGCAGAACTGGCAAGGATGAAAGAAAGGTGGGGAGTATGAAAAGACTGTGGAGTATTTTCACGGAGGATATGGATCATTGCTATTACACCGAAAGTAATGTGGTAGAACGGCATCATATTTTCTACAGCATGGGCGGAGAGAAAAAGAAACCCTGCGAGGAATACGGCTATGTGATTCCCCTCCGCCCGGATTTACACCCAAACGGCGTGTGTGCATCGGAATATGCCAGGACGGTGTTGGACTTGCATCTGAAGCAGGAGTGTCAACGGGACTTTGAAAAGAACCACGGTACCCGGGAAGAATTTAGAAACATATTTGGAAGGAGTTGGCTTGATGAATAGCAGGAGCAAAGGAGCCCGTGGAGAACGGGAACTGGCAGGAATCTTAAGAGTGTATGGTTATCAATGCAGGAGAGGACAGCAGTACTCCGGTGTCAACGGTGATGCGGATGTGGTTGGTCTTCCGGGTGTCCATATTGAAGTAAAACGCCGGGAGCGGTTGGAAATATACACAGCAATCGCCCAGGCGGTACATGATGCCAGAGAGGGCGAAATCCCGGCAGTATTTCACCGAAAGAACGACTGTGAGTGGCTGGTTACAGTCCGGTTGGATGACTTTATGAAATTGTACGGAAAGAAGATGGGTTGAATTAAAAATGCTGACGGAAAGAGAAATTAAGATCTTAAAAAGCAAAAGGCGCGGTATGATAACGCGTTGCAATCCTAATGGGACGGACAGAAAAAATAGAGCATACCGTGAAAAAGGAATAACGGTTTGCGATGAATGGAAAAAATCTGCCAGTTCATTCATCAAATTTGCAGAAGAAAACGGCTATAGAGAAGGACTGACGATAGACAGAATCAATAGCCATAAGGGATATAGCCCAGATGATTGTAGATTTATTCCTATGTCAGAGCAACCTCTAAATACTGATAGAAATGTATTTTTAGAGGTTGATGGAGAAGTTGTAATGCTTTCAGAGATGGCAAGAAGATGCAATGTCACTGTGGAGGCGATAAGAAAGAGGATTAAACTTGGCTGGTACAAGGTTGTTGATAATCCTAACACAGTTGAAACACTGGGACCATATCGGTGACATCACCGGTATGGTCAAAAGAAACCCGTTCACGCAATGAAGTGCGTATCACAAATTTAATCAAAAGCCAGTATTGCCTACAGCCTGTCAGAGTCCCCCACTCTGGCGGGCAGAAAGGAGGAGCATGGAACATTTTGCAGTACACACGCCGAAAGCGACACCAACGCCACCGGCGATTAGCATTATAGATTTGATTCCCGTAGGACGCGATAACGCAATCTCACGGGACTACCTGGTTACTCTCTGTGTCCAGAAAGGTCTTGTCGACCAGAAATTAAGACCAGAGTCACGAGACAGAGCAATGCGCCGGTTACTGGAAAAGGAGCGCTTAGATTATACAATCCTCAATTTATCCGATGGAGAGGGCTATTATAGACCATCCAGGGATGATTTACAGGATTTACAGCGTTACATCCGGCAGGAGGAGAACCGGGCGAAATCGACCTTCCGTAATATCTCCAATGCCAAAGCATTATATGAGGACTACAAGCGAGGGAGATTGACAGAATGAACTATCTTGCTGAATTGAGGGCGTTCTACGATAGGCTCGAACTAAATCCGCTACCCTCACCCGCCATTGCCTTATGGCATGCGCTTATGTCCATAGCAAATAAAACGGGTTGGCAGCAAGAGTTTACGGTAGCCGTATCAGTCCTGGTGCTGAAATCGGGATTGAACGCACAAGCAATTAAAAGGGCAAGGAACCGTCTGGAACAGGATGGGTATATTACATGGAGGTCTCGCGGTGGAAATCAGTCGGCAATCTACCATCTGAATAGCCTTGTGGTACAAAATGATTCAAAAAATGTACCACAGTGCGAACCACAGACCGACCCACAGAGCGAACCACAGTGCGAACCACAAAGTGTACCTATTATTAAACATAAACGAAACAAAACAAATATACCCCCTATATCCCCCGCAGAGACATTTGGCGAGTATTGGTCTGCCTATCCGAAAAAGGGTAACCGGTCACTGACGGAAAAGGCTTACGTTGATGCTCTGCTGTCTGGTGTCTCTGCTGATGATTTACTTTCGGCAGCACATAACTACGCCGAAACGGTCAAGATTTTGGAGACGCAGGAGAGGTATGTTAAGAACCCAGATAGGTTTTTGAGGGATAACACGTTTTTTGAGTATCTGCCTGAAACTTACAAAAAGCCAGAGGGAGAAAAGAAAAAGAACCAGTTTTGTGAGTTCCAACAGAATGCCTATGATTTCGATTCGCTGGAACGGGAACTGTTGAGCAATGGAGGATAGCAAATGGAATACATGGCGGTAATATCCCTGTACCCCATCGGCACCCGGTTGCGTCTGGAGAATGACTATCCCGGCGACAGCCACGAGGTATACGGCTACAGCAACAACGCAGATGGTGCCTACATAGAGTTCCGGGACGGTAGCAGATTAAACCTGGCCAATATCGACCAGATACGGGAGGTGCTGTGATGCAGATGACAGAGAACGAAATCCGCAGGGACTACGCCAGGGCGAAGAATAAGAGCATGCAGATCGGGATCCTGGCAGACCTTAACTGCTGCACCAAAGACAGGATCAGGGAAATACTGGGATTGATACCCTGCCAGGAACGCCAGGTAGAGATTGCAGAGCCAGGTGGGAACCCAGTGGAGAAATCTGTGGATAAGGATGCCATCATGTCCAGGCTATACAGCACGCTGGACGATTTGGACAGAGAGATCAAGCAACTGGAAAAGCAATATCAGGATACGGCGATTGCCATTAAGGTTATATCGCAAATGTAGGAAAGGAGCCGAACCTATGCGCATGGTAACGATATATCGGGTTCCTTTTGGAAAAATGACATATAAAGAATTTTTGGAAACAAAGATTGAACTTGCAACAGAAAGCGGATTCAGTGTTGATTCGGAAAAAGTCAACAAGGTATTGAAACCACACCAGCGGGATGCTGTGATGTGGGCACTGAAAGGCGGCAGACGGGCACTTTTTGAATCTTTCGGTCTGGGTAAGACCATACAGGAAATTGAATTCTGCCATCAGGCAGCAGATCACTGTGGCGGTAGAGCACTGATTGTGTTGCCACTGGGAGTAAAGCAGGAGTTCACACGTGATTCCGTGGAAATTCTTGGTTATGAGAAGCCGGAGTACTGCCGGACGATGGAAGAAGTGGAGCAGAGCACCAGCCAGATTGTGCTGACGAATTATGAAAGAGTTCGTGATGGTGATATCCGGCCAGATTACTTTGTAGCAACATCACTTGATGAAGCCAGTGTTTTACGGAGTTATGGAAGTAAAACATATCAGACATTTTTGGACAAATTTAAAAATGTGCCCTATAAGCTGGTAGCCACCGCGACCCCGTCCCCGAACAAATATAAAGAGCTGATTCACTATGCCGGATATCTGGAGGTAATGGACACGGGACAGGCATTGACCCGATTCTTCCAGCGTGACAGCACCAAGGCGAATAACCTGACACTTTACCCGAACATGGAAGATGAGTTCTGGATGTGGGTAAGCAGCTGGGCATTGTTTATTACAAAACCTTCTGATCTCAATCCGGAGTATTCCGATGAAGGATACGATCTGCCGGAACTGGATGTGCGGTGGCATGAACTGCCGGTACATTACGGGGATACGGCGGACAGGGATGGCCAGATGCAGTTATTCCAGGAGGCAGCGGAAGGATTGAAAGAAGCTGCAGCAGTAAAACGAGAGAGCATCGACGCAAGGGTGGAAAAGATGCAGGAGATTGTAAATGAATCACCGGATGATCATTTCCTGCTGTGGCATGATCTGGAAAGTGAGAGAGCGGCCATTATGAAAGCCATTCCTGGGGTGGTGGATATCTATGGATCTATGGACTATGACCTGCGGGAGCAGAGGGTCATTGATTTCTCAAATGGACAAAGTCGGCTCTTTGCTACGAAGAAATCCTTATCTGGATCCGGATGCAACTTTCAGAGATATTGTCACCGGGAGATCTTTCTGGGAATTGATTATGAATTTAATGATTTCATTCAGGCCATTCACCGGTGCTACAGATTCTTACAGACGGCTCCGGTTGTAATCGACATCATCTACATGGAGAACGAGCGGCAGATCAAAGAAGCATTACTTGAGAAGTGGAAAAACCACAATCATATGGTCAAAAAGATGATTGAGATCGTCAAGAAATATGGTATTAATTCAGAAAATAAAACACAGCGGTTAGAAAGGAAGATGGGCGTGGAAGGTAGCCGAGAAGAAAGAACAGTAAAAGGAAAACATTACGAGGCAGTATATGGCGACTGCGTAGAAGAGACCAGAGCAATGGAAAGTAGCAGCGTTGATCTGATACATACATCTATTCCCTTCGGTAATCACTATGAGTACAGTGCCAATTATAACGACTTCGGACATAATCAGGATACAGATCGGTTTTTTAAACAGATGGACTACCTCACACCGGAACTTCTCCGAGTGCTAAGGCCTGGCCGGGTAGCTGCAATCCATGTGAAAGACCGCGTGCTTTTTGGAAATGCAACCGGTACAGGAATGCCTACCATAGAACCTTTTCATGCACAGTGCATCAGGCATTACATGAAGCATGGATTTCAGTATTTCGGCATGATAACGGTCGTAACTGATGTGGTTCGTGAGAATAACCAGACATATCGCCTCGGCTGGACAGAACAGTGCAAGGACGGATCCAAGATGGGAGTAGGCTGTCCGGAATATATCCTGCTTTTCCGCAAGCTGCCGACAGACAGATCCACGGCATACGCCGATGAACCTGTAAAAAAGTCGAAAGAGGATTATACCCGCGCCCAGTGGCAGATCGACGCACACGGATATTGGAGATCATCCGGAGATAGACTGGTCAGCAAGGAAGAATTGGAGAGTATATCGGTAGACAACCTGCAGGCCGTGTACCGGGAATACAGCCGGGAGCATATTTACAGCTATGAGGAACATGTAGAACTGGCAAAGAAGCTGGACGAAAACGGGAAACTCCCGGCTACCTTCATGGTGGTTGCGCCGGGATCTTGGAATCAGATGGAAGTGTGGGATGACATCAACCGGATGCGTACACTTAACACAACACAGAGCCGCAGGCGGGCACAGATGCACGTATGTCCATTGCAACTGGATATCGTGGAGCGGATCATCAACAGATACAGTAATGAGGGCGATACGGTCTATGATCCGTTTGGTGGCCTGATGACAGTACCAATGACAGCGGTGAAGATGCAAAGGTACGGTAAAGGTTGTGAGCTGAATCCAGATTACTTCCGGGATGGGGTTGGGTATCTGCAGACGGCAGAGGATGAAGTGGACGAGCCTACATTGTTTGATTTTATGCCAGAGGTGATGCCATGACAATCGAGGAAGTGTGTAAGGAAATGCGTCAGAGCATCCAGCATTGGAAAGACATTAACCAGAATGGATGCAATGACCCGTTCTGGTCAGACGGCACCAACATGAACCTGGTGCGGAATCACATCATTTACTACAAGCGTCAACTAGAGGATATCTGTAGGAGTGAGGGATGTGATTTGCCGGAGGAGTATTATCTGGCAACACCACCGGAGGTAGACAATAAGTACATGGCAAATCGAAAGCAGAAAGACAGGGTACAAAGGTTGTTTTACATGAAAGGTGCGCCCGTGCTAAAGCATTACAGTTACGATGAGCAGCAAATGAGTTTGTTTTAGCAGACCGGACAGCTCCGGTTTGCGTAAATTAGGAGAGGTAGAGCATGAGATTATATCAGGGAAATGCAAAAGAGCTTGTGGGGAAAAAGATTGATTGTGAACATAGAAGATTCGGTTATTATCCGATGGAAGTTATTGAGATAGGTGGAATACCGTATTTAAAGGATTCAGTAGGAGTGTGTATGCCTATCCCAGAAAAAGAAGATGATTTTGACTGTCAGTGGTTTGATTTTGTAATTGATTAAACTGAAATTTAGGAGGTAGAACATGGAACAGAGATGGATTCCGGTGGCTGAAAGACTACCGGAAGATGGAACATATTTAACAACGCTTGACGGAGAGCTTGTCGGACAGGAAGAACCTTTCACAGGGATGTGCGGAATCGAAAATGGTAAATGGGATGAAGATGGATGCGTTATCGCCTGGATGCCACTGCCGGAACCGTACCGGGAAAGTGAGGGATAACAATGGAATATGGCTATATCAGAGTTTCTTCCAAAGAGCAGAACGAAGCCAGACAACTTGATGCATTGCATAAACAGGGCATAGAGGACAAAAATATCTATATGGATAAACAGTCGGGTAAGGATTTTAACCGCCCAAAATATAAAATTCTTTATCGCAAACTGAAAAAAGGAGATGTACTGTACATAAAAAGTATTGACCGGATGGGAAGAAACTATGATGAAATTATACAGGAATGGCGCCGAATCACACGGTTTCGTGAAGCTGATATTGTCGTGTTGGATATGCCTTTGCTTGATACAAGACGAGGGAAAGATCTTATGGGTACATTTCTGAGTGACATTGTATTGCAGGTGCTTTCCTTTGTGGCAGAGAATGAGAGAACCAATATCCGGCAGAGACAGGCAGAGGGAATTGCAGCAGCGAAAGCCAGAGGTGTGAAATTTGGCAGACCATCAATTCCATTGCCGGAGAATTTTGACCAGATGCGTAGGAATTGGAGAGCCGGACACATCACAATAGAGGAAGCGGCAAAGGAGTGCGGAATGTGCGCAAAGACATTTTATAGTAAGGCGGTAAAAGCAGAAAGTGAGGGATAGCATGGAGAGACTAACGGAGAGAAATCCATTGTGGATTGATGATGAACTGTGGGAAACGGCATGTGAACCGGATTGCGAGGAAATAGATGCCGTATATCGGAAACTCAAAGACTATGAGGATGCCGAGGAGCAGGGCAGGTATATCAAGTTGCCGGAAAAAATTGAAGAAACGGAATATAGAGAGTGTGTACACACAAGAACTAAATGCCACCATGAAAATTGCAAGTGTTCGGAATGCCCTCTTACTGAATTGTTTTGTGATGAATTTTTTACAGCAATAGATAGGTGCTATGAGGATGCATACGCTAGAGGATGCCTTGCCGGAATAGAACTAGGAAAAGCCGAAGCCAAGTTGAAAGAAATGGAGGAAATTTATGGATAAAATTGATAAAGAAAAGCCGCAGACCAATGCAGACCGGATCAGGAGCATGACGGATGAGGAACTTACAGCATTTCTTTGCAATATCGCATCTAACGATGAAGGATGTGATAGCTGCCTTGCATGGAAATATTGCCATAAAGGGCATACAGGATTTGAAGATTGGTTGAAAGAAGAAAGTGAGGAAAACTGATGGAAGATAGATATTTATTCAAAGCAAAAATTAAAGAGAATAATAACACAGGTTATAAAGAATTAGATTGGATTATTGGAAATTTAGTAGTAGAACAAAGCACTGGTAGACATTTTATTATTGATCTGTCACATTTCGATGAAAATACCAAGCTGTGTGATGTGATGATTGAGGTAGACCCGTCTACCATCTGCAAATGTACCGGGATTCGGGACAAGACCGGCAAGCTGATTTGCGATAATGACATAATCAAAGCATGGAGCCAAGGGACGTGTGCAAAGGGAAAAATTAAGCAAAGAATTGATGGAACATGGATTATGTATCCTGCGTGGCAAAAAGGAGAAATGTGGTATCTGTGCCCTGATAATAATGGAGAAACTACGGTTGAAGTTATCGGCAATAAATTTGACAATCCGGAACTGTTGGAGGTGTAGCCATGACGGAGAATGAAGCACTTGAAGCGTTGAAGTTGGAAGGTGGGCTAGAAATAACTGGCAGACCGATTAGAGTAGCACAGTTTTTTGAGGGAATAGAGGTGGCAATCAAGGCACTGGAAGAGGTGCGGCAGTACCGAGCAATCGGCACACCAGAAGAATTAAAAGCAGCTATGAAATATGTTTACCTTGCTAAAAAGCATGGAACAGTCGGACAGGTTATTGAAAATTGCGTGAAATATGAAGAAATCGGCACACCGGAAGAATGCCGGGCGGCGATGGAGAAACAGAATGTCAACAAGGAATTGGAAAGTCACGATGAAAAACACATTCTTGAATGTTGTATCAGCCTTATGCAGGAAATGGTTAATGAATTTGCAGAGTGGTACAGATGGCAACATGGAGAGGATGCAATCGAGGAACTTGACGAAGAAGAGAGATTTTGTTCTAGAAAATCATACTTCCACATTGTGCAGAAACTGTTTCTTTTATGCACAAACCATTCCGGCGGTACATCTACCAGAGCGAAATGTGAACAGTTAGGGGTAGACAGTTCGGAAGAAATTGAATTTGATTGGAGCGATGAAGAATGACAGAAAAGAAATTATATACTTGTGATATTTGCCACACAGATTATGCAAATAAAGCAGACGCACAGAAATGCGAGAAAGAACATGTTGGAACTTGCGGAATGCCAGAAATCAGAATCCATGCACACGAAAAATATCCGCACAAAATTCTCGTATCGTTTATGGACGGAACAAAACATTGGTATAGACAATAAAAACAGGAGGGCGAACGATGAGATCGATTAGTGAAGATGATGTATTAGCACTTCTTACAAACCATCATTTTGACAATGATAAAGGAAATTTTGATTTGCTGATACATAACCTATGCAAGGAAGTAAGGCGTATACCGACCGCCTACGACCCGGACAAGGTTGTGGAGCAGTTAGAAGAATTTCAAGGAGAATTAGATCTGTTTGGATGTAGCTCGATTCTGCCAGACATGATCGATGTTGTAGCACGTGGAGGAGTAGATGGCAATTAAACCGATTTTATTCAATACAGAAATGGTCCGGGCAATTCTGGACGGACGGAAGACCTGCACAAGGCGGTTAATAAAGCCGCAACCAGACGAAAAGCATACATTTCCACTCGGTTTTGTTACTGACAGTACAGAAAAGAAAGAGTCAGGATGCTTTGGATTTGGCATTGATGAATACGGTGGTTCTATTCAGTACGCAAAGCCGCCGTATCTGGGTGGGGATATTATTTATATTCGTGAGACATGGACGGAGGAATGTGGAAAATATTATTATCGTGCGGACTATGACAGCGATTATTTAGACCCATGTGAAACCTTATCTGGCGGCTATCCGGCAAGTTGTAGAAATCATCCGGGATGTGACGGATGTATGGCAACTTCAACGAGAATACACTGGCACCCGTCCATCCACATGCCGAAAGAAGCAGCACGAATCTGGCTTAAGGTTACGAATGTGAGAGTGGAACGTATGCATAAATGTGTAGAAGGTTGGTGCCTTGATATTGAAAAGGAAGGTGTTACAACTCCTCAAGATCCAATTTTATATATTAGTGATGATGAGTTTCACGATGCATTGAGAACGGAATTTCAAAAAATATGGAACAGCACCATAAAGAAATCCGACCTTGACCGCTACGGTTGGGATGCGAATCCTTACGTTTGGGTGATATCGTTTGAGCGGTGCGAAAAACCGGAAGGAGTGTGATGGTATGTGCGAGATGGAGTGGAAAGAAGTTGACCCAGAACAAGAGGACTGGGAAAAGCAAATAGATCTAGTTGCATATTATGGCAGTATCACCGTAGGAAGCATTGTTTATTGTGGCGAAGAGATAGGATGGCAGTCAGTGATTGATGGCCACATGAATTTTCTGCAGGCAGAATCTTTAGAGGATGCAAAAAAAGAAATGATTGATATACTGGAAGAGCACTGCACCGACCAAATCAACTATTATAAGGATTTACAGGAGAGCCTTGATGAATTGAATGAAGGAGAGGTGTAACGGATGGCTAAAGCAGTATTAGTTATGGATATGCCGGAACAGGTGTGCCAGAAATGCACATTGTGCTATGAGACAGAGAATGATGACGAATATCTGTGCTGTGCGACAGGAAAACTTGTACCAGACGGGAAAAAGCCGGATTGGTGTCCAATCCGGGAACTGCCGGAGAAAAAAGAACGCAGAGTTGGAGAACATGGTGAAAGAATGTTCAGAGCAGGATTTAATGCCTGTCTGAATAAGATTGCCGGGGGTGTTTGAGAGATTATGTGGCTATTGTGAAAGATACTTTTAGTGTGGTATAATCAATTCGGAGGATGAGACTGAAAATGCAGACAATAGGAAACATACTGATATCTATTACAACTGGAATATTTGCAAGTATTTTTGTTTCGCTTTTGTTCTATACTGTTCAAAATAAAGAGAATGACTACAAAAATCTCTATAGATGTATGCATTGTTATTTCTATTTTAAACAGTATATAAATGAACATAGAGGAAACAAAGAGGTACTTAATGTGGCGATTAGAAACCTGATTTCAGAAGTGGATGAGTTGGGAAAATTCATGTCAATACAGGTAGAGAATGACATTAAGGAAATAGCCGACAAGCATTGGGAGATATTTAATGAATATTTAAAAAAATTTACACAGGATAAGTCAGTAGAAAGTGTGGAAAATTTTTGTGCTGAGTGTGTGCCTGTAATTAATAGTTATTCGGAATATAAGAAAAATATCTATAAAAGTAGCTTAAAGGATATTTTCAAAGGAAGGTTTGGAAAATTCTTAATACTAGTTATTGCAGTATTGATTGTTTCATTTATAATAGCATAGAAAATGCTGAGATTTGTTGCAAGTAGAACAAGTAACAGGTATAATTTAATTATGCAGAGCGCCTAAGAGCCGATATGCGGAGAAATCCGTGTACCGGTTCTTTTCTTTTTCAACGGTACACAACTTGTGTACATTTCATTTTGCAGGAGAAAGAATGTATAAATCACAGAGAAATTATGAAAATGCACAGAGAGCAATTTATAACGGAACTGGGGAGTACCAGATTCCAGAGATAGAACCGGTACAATATGAGGGATGTGACTGGATTGGATTTAATTATGCCAGCACTGCAAAGGACAGGGAAAAGAAGGGAGTGCATTTCTTCCTGGACGATTACCAATTTATCCGATTGTGGACGGATCCGGATAGATACATTGGTATGCTGCAGCAGTTTTCCTATGTAATGTCCCCGGATTTCTCTATGTATACGGATTTCCCCAAGGCGTTGCAGATATATAACCACTATCGGAAGCACTGGCTGGCGGCGTACTGGCAGGAGCATGGCATAAGGGTAATTCCTACCATCTGCTGGAGCGATAAGGATTCCTTTGAGTGGTGCTTTGATGGAGAACCTACACACAGCGTGGTGGCAATCTCCTCCGTTGGAACGCAGAACAGCAAGGAGCGCAAGCGGAAGTTTCTTGACGGTTATTTTGAGATGGTGGACAGGCTGCAACCTACACAGATTATCTTCTACGGCAGTGTACCGGAGGAGTGCAAGGGCAATATTGTGCGGGTCAAGGCACTTAGCGAGAAGTGGAATGAAGCGGAGGAATATGGTATAGGCAGGAAGGATTTGGCGGGACTCCAGAACAAATGCCAAACAATATGTCTCCCAAAGAATATATAGACCGGGCAACAAAGAATGGTGCTAAAATTCAGACTATTTCCCAAAAGCAGAAAACCGTGCAGGAGAAGGAATATAAAGAGGATAGGAAGAAAACAGAGAAGTTATTGGATAATGAGGATGCAAATGTGGGCGGTATGAGAAAATGGTTAAGAATGGACACGCGAGGCCGGCGCGGGGCTAGGAGGATGATTTAAAGGTGGGTGGCAGAGGTGCCAGCAGTGGCATGAGCGAGAGAGGAAACCCATACGGGAGCCAGTACCACGCAGTATTGGAAGATAAAAACATTAAGTTCGTGACGAATAGCATTAAAAATTATGAACCCCTGTTGGAAACAATGACCAATGGAAGAACGTATGTGCAAGTGGGTGGCGATGATATCGTTCGGATTGCATTTATGGATGAGGATAATAAACGATGTAAAGTTATCGAAAAGGATAAAAAGAAGGGAAAATGGCATGTTCATCATGGTTATTTCCACACGGAAGAATCAGAGAAAGCGCATGAACCATTAAGCCAACAGGATAAGGATTTCCTTGATAAAATAAGCAGAATATGGCATAATCGTAGTAGGTAAATATAGTTTAAGTCTGGTAGAATACTCAGAAATGAGAGGTTCGCGTTTAAATCGTCGATATTTACCTAAAGCCTTATGGCTCTATGATGTGCATGGAGTTGTAAGGCTTTTTTATTTGCCAGAAAGGAGGTAGTCAGTGGCGGCAAAGAAAAATCCATTAAGTGACAAAGCATATCAGATGTATAAGCAGGGGATGAAGTTGGTGGACATTGCCACCGAACTGAATGTGCCTCCTGGAACGGTAAGGCGGTGGAAAAATAACCAGAATTGGGATGGCGAACGTTCGGAATCAAAAGCGAACGATAAAAGCGAACGTTCGGAATCCGTCTCCTGGGTGAACATAGAGCATGAGTATGTGACTGACATCAGAAAGAAGCCTTGTACGTTGGAAGAACTGGCAGCCAAACATAATATTGCCATTGGAACCGTTGAAAAATACTCTATGCAACATGAATGGAGCGAAAAGAGAAAGGAATATAAGAAAAGCATCCAACAAAAAGCCCTGGAGAAATCCGCAGATAAGGATGCAGACCGTATTGCACGGCTCCTGGAGATAGCAGACATGGCCACAGACAAAGCAGAGCGGGCTATCAAGGAACTGGAGCAGTATGTTGTCCGGGACAAAAAGCGAACCCGAACGGTGGAATATAAGGATGACAAGGCAATCGGAAAGCCTACCAAGGAAGTGATTGACGATACCGAACACGTTCGCATGGAGACGGGACCTGTAGACCGGCTGGGGCTGTCCCAGGTAACCAGCGCACTGAAGAATATCAAGGAACTGTATGCACTGCCTGTGGATATGGATAGGAACAAATACCAGGCAGAATACGAGCGTAAGCGAGCAGAGGTCAAGGACAATGCTGGAGAGGAAATCCTTCAAAATATGCAGACTATTGCGGATATCTTAAGGAATCCGGTAGCCAACCGAACCATAGAAGATTTTGAGGAGACAGAGGATGAATAGACCGGCACCGTTCAGCGAACGGCAGTACCAATATTTTCTCCGATGCCTGAACAGTTGGTTCAATGTGGCGGAGGGCGGCAAGCGTGGCGGTAAGAACGTGTTGCAGACCATTATCTTCTGTTCTCTACTGGAAACTCACAAAAATAAAATCCACTTGGTTGCAGGTGTATCCAACGCAACGGCAAAGCTGAATATCTTGGACTGCGATGGATATGGTCTGCTAAATTACTTCGAGGGAAGATGCCGGGAAGGTAAGTACAAAGACCGTGATTGTGTCTATGTGCAGACTAAGACCGGAGAAAAGGTTGTCCTAGTGTCCGGTGGTGGCAAGGATGGGGACGAGAAACTGATTAAGGGTAACACCTATGGAATGGCATATGTGACCGAGGCAAATGAGTGTCACCCCAAATTTTTGAAAGAGGTATTTGACCGTACAGTTTCCAGTACCGACCGGAAGATTTTTCACGACCTCAACCCGAAAGAGGAGGAACACTGGTACTATACGGATATATTGGCGTTTCATGAGGAACAGCAGATTTTACATAGCAATTATGGATATAACTACGGTCATTTTACCCTGGTAGACAACATGAGTATGTCGGACAAAAAAATAAAAGCCGTCCTGCTTACATACAACAAGGGAACCGTCTGGTACCGCCGGGACATTAAGGGAGACCGGGCAGTTGCAGAGGGAACTATCTTCCAGCGGTTTGCGGATAATAATGAGCCGTATTTGTACGATGATGAAGATATCTTTGAGGAATATGCAGAGAACGGGGAAGTAAGACATAGGCTGAAAAAGACACCATTTAAGGTAACGATGGGCATTGACTTTGGAGGAAACGGCTCTATGACCACATTTGTTCTCAAACTGTATTTCAATCACTATCACGATTTGAGGACAGCAGAGGAGGAACACCTGCCACTATCCAAAAATATTGACGCGGATATGATATGTGAGAAGTTTGTGGAGTTCTACCGTATGTGCATCGAGAAGTACGGGCGTGTTGATTGGGTGTTTCCGGACAGTGCCAGTACAACGATGATTAACAGTCTGTGGAGTGCTGCCAAGAAAGCAGGACTTCCATACCGGAATATTACAGGGTGCCGGAAGAATGAAATATCAGACCGTCCGAAAACAATGGATAAGCTACTGAATACCGGCAGATTGAAAATCAACCGGAGGTGCGAGCATCTGCGGAAAGCAATCGGCACATTAAAGTGGGACGAGAAGAAACCGAACCAGCCGGAGGATAAGAATATCGGTAACTGTAACGACTGGTGGGATGCAGAGTGTTACACATGGCTGGATTTTGTAGAATATATAGACCTGGACAGATAAGGAGAAGGATATGGAAAGTTGTGTTAAGGGGTATTTGCAGAAAAAGGGATATACAGTCAATGATAAGGCATTGATGGTGATACAGGCATGTGACGATTGGTATAGTAACCGTGTGATTAAGGACTTCCACAACCGGAAAACCTTGAACGGGATCCCGTATGAACTGAACAGGCTGAATTTCGGGAAAAGGTGCTGTTCTGATGATGCGAACCTGTGCGAAGTGCTGGAGATCAATGCCGGGGACGGGGAGCAGGCTGAATATGTGGCAGGCGTGTTGGATGGCAGCAAGTTCAACACCCAGTACCGCAAGCAGTTGGAAAAGACCTCCGCAGACGGCACAACGGCGTGCTATATCCGTCTGGATAATGCAACTTTCATGGACAATGGTTCTGTGCAGGGTGGTAACATCAAGCTGAATTATGTGGAGGCAGACGCTTTTATGCCATTGACTGTAGAAAACGACATTGTGACCGAGGCGGCATTTTCCGGGAGCAGTCTGTCAAAAGGAAAGAAACAGACTACCCTTGTGCTGTTTACACGGGGAGATACAGGACTGTACACCGCAGAGACGCATGTGTTTGACGATAAGGGGAACGAACTGAAAGACCTGGAAACGATTGTACAGTTGGGTGATGTCAAGCCCTTTGCAGTGATGCGGAACGCCGAAGTCAACAACCTGGACAACATGACCGGGTACGGTTTGCCAAAGCTGTGGGACGCAATCCCGGCACTCAAAGCGGTGGACTTGTGTTATAACGTTCTCTTTTCTGATTTGGACAAAGCAGAGAAGATTATCCTTGTGAATGAGTTACTGTGTGAGTATGACGAGAAGGGCGAGCCAATACTGACCCCGGAACAGAAAAAGTTATTTGTGTTTTTGGGGGAGAAAACACCTAATAAAGAAAACATGATACAGGAGTACAACCCGGAAATCCGAATTGAACAGGTTACCAAATCCTTTGAATTGGCATTATCTTTACTGTCTATGTCTTTTGGATATGGCACCAAGAAATATTCTTTTGAAAACGGACAGATAACCACCGCAACCGAGTATGTGGGCGAGCGTCAAGACCAGATGCAGGAGCTGAACCGTCAGCGGCAGGAGGCGATTGCCTATATCCAGGATATCTGCCGGGCAGTGATGTGGTTCGCCAACACCTTCCAGGGCAAGGCGTTCAATCTGGAGCAAGAGATCCTGGTAGACTTTGACGATTCCTACATCACGGATCGGGAGTCAGAGTTGGAGCGGAAGAGAAATGATGCCCTTGCTTTTGACATCCCGGAATTGACTGTGTGGTATCTCATGGATGCTTACTCACTGACAGAAGAGGAAGCCAAGAAGATGGTGGCAGCCAAACAAGAGGAAGAACCGGATCCTGAAGAGAATGATTAAGCTTCATAACGCAGAAATGCGCTGACTATATATTCATTTTTCCTTTCATTATCACATTACAACGGCGCTCATCATTCGGTGGGCGCTATTGTAAAATATGGGGGTAGTTATGTTATCAGAAGAACAATTAGAAATAATAGAGGAAGCATTGATCCCACTCTTCCAGTACCTGGAGAGGGAAGTGATTGTGGATATTGCACGGCGTATCGCCAAAACACTGACTTACACACGAACTGCGGAACTGCAGGCAATGTCTATGGAACAGTTGGGGTACAGTCCGGCCAGAATCCGAAAGGAAGCAATGAAACTGCTGACCAGTGATCCAGCGTACCGCAAGGCTGTGGCAAAGAATACATTGGAATACAAGCGCGAGATCAGAAAAACAATCAATCAGATTACCAAAGAAGCCTATAAAGCCAATGACGAGATTGTAGCCAACGCTGGCAATATGTCATGGATTGACGACTTGTCTGTCTGGAAGAGTGCCGGAAAGGACCTGACTGACAACTCTTTTCTGCAGCAGCTTGTGACCGCGTTTTCGGTGCAAACAGCCGGAGAACTTAAGAACATGACACAATCTACCGGCTTTAAGGTAATGAGTGGATATGAGGGCATAGAGAACGCCTACCGCCGAGAATTAGACAAGGCAGTTGTCAAGATATGCTCCGGCACATTTTCCCAGGATAAGGTTGTGCGGGATGTGGTGCATGACCTCTCCCAGAGTGGATTGCGATCCGTTGATTATGCATCTGGTTATTCCATGCAGCTTGACACGGCGGTGCGCGGAGCATTGCGTACCGGGTGCCACCAGCTTGCCGGAAAGGTACAGGATCAAAACATAGAGCAGACCGGGGAGAATCTGGTATATGTGTCTAAGCACTGGGGAGCCCGTAACACAGGAGTTGGTCATGCCAACCATGAACAGTGGCAGGGCAGAGTATACTACATAAAGGAGGGAGAGGACTACCGGGAGGAGGCAAAGCGCATCGGACAGGAATACATAACAGATCTATGGAGAGCCACTGGTTACAGTGTGGATGGAGCGCATGAGAATGACCCTACCGGATTGTATGGATATAACTGCCGACACAATCATCATGTATGGTTTGAGGGAGTATCCAGCTTTCCCAAGGATAGCCCGGAACCCAAGCCTGTTACCATCAACGGAAAGACTTACGATTATTATGCGATGACGCAGAAAATGAGGGCAATGGAGCGAAATATCCGGGCATTAAAACGGGAGAAGGAGGCACTTGCCACCCTGGGGATGGACACCAGAGAGATAAATGCCAGAATCAAAAGCAAGAGGGTAGAGTACAAAGACTTCTGTAATGCCTGTGGTGTGCCGGAGAAGACAAGCAGACTGCGGTATGAGTGCGGCACGGCGGACTTGAAAAAGACCAGGGCGTGGAACGGGTTTGAAGTATCGGTTGCACCAATCAAGAATTTAGAAAGTCCAAAAGAAAAACGTATAGATTTTGGCTCGGTAAAAAATGTCAAGTTTGAAAAGAATGTAGATGTCACGCATATAAGCAGCGCGGATATTCAAAAAATTAAAGATACAATATCTATGCTAGGGGAAGAGTATGATATTAAACTTGACACTTTTGGCGTGGGTAATTATGTTGATAGTAAATACATTAATGTACCGCTTTTCTTTCACGCTGTGGAAGACGGTGAAATGTATCGAAGCAGTTTAATATTGAACAATGCTTCACCGTTTTGGTATGATAAGGAATTTCAAAAGAAAATATTGGCAAGCGGGTATTTTGCCGGAAATACTATCGAAGATTTCGTAAGGCATGAAATGGCGCATGTTATTACATTTCAAGGATGCAAAACAGTAAAGGAATACCTTGAACTTGAAGCTACCATACATCCCTTATATACAAATGGAGTCTCCATGTATAGTTGGGAGTCAAAAGATGGAACAGAAACAATAGCAGAAGCCTTTGTGAAGCTAAGGAATGGAGGTAGGGTAAATAAAGATGCAGCTATGCTTGTAAACCGATATGTGGAGGTCTGGAAGAAATGATAAAAATTCCTGTATGTTTTTCGTGCAAATATTATAGCTTTGAAAATAAATCTTGTCCGGCTCATCCAGAGGGAGTACCAGGCGAGGTGTTGGCTAACACAAAAAGGGAAGTGAAAGATTGTGGAAATGGTATAAAATTTGAGGATTGTATTGAAACAAAACACCAGTTCTGATATAATATCCCTATGGAGGGTTAAATATGCTACCAAAAGGACATTATTGGTTGAAGTGCCCTCACTGTGGAAATCCGCACATGCAGGTTGTCCGAAGGGATACCGTGTTGGTAAATTTCCCAGGATGGTGCAAACGATGTAAAACTGAATCAGTATTGACAATAGAGCCTAAGTGCCAAGTAGTGAATTCTTAATTGAATCACTGCGTGGCACTTTTTTATTGTCACAAGGCGGAGTAGATCAGTGGCAGATCATCTGGTTATTGCCAGAGGGGCGGGGGTTCGATTCCTCCCACCGCAATTATCTGTGGGTGATTCCCCCACGTTAAATAAATCATCGTTAAAGGAGATAGAGAATGAAAAGAGAAGATTTAGAAGCCCTTGGAATGACCAAGGAGCAGATCGACAAGGTACTGGACATGCATCACACTGAGTATGATCCGGTCAAAAAAGAATTGGACACAGCGCAGGCTGACCTTACCGTGGAAAAAGAGAAAACAGCCACGCAGGAGAAGACCATCTCTGGTCTGAAAAATGATCTTGGAGAGTTCAAGGATGTGGATGTAAGCGGATTACAGAAGAAAATTACAGATCTTGAAAATGATATCAAGACCAAAGATGCAGCACATCGACAGGAGATTTCTGACAGGGATTTCAACGATCTTCTTAAGGAGAGCATTGCAGCGGTAAATGGTAAGAATGCCAAGGCAATCACCGCTCTGCTGGATGTGGACACCTTAAAGGCATCCAAGAATCAGAAAGAAGATATTTCTGCAGCACTGAAAGCACTGACAGAGAAAGAAGACAGCAAGATGCTCTTCGGGGAGCCGGATCCCAATCCGGTAGGAACAGGAAATTTGATTGGACGGGTGCAGAATGCGCCGGGACAGTCAACAGACACCCTTAAGGATGCACTTAAGGAAAAGTATAAATAAGGAGAATAAAAAATGGCTTTAACATTGGCAGAAGCAAAAGTCGGCATGACTGACAAAGTAGATCAGAATGTTATCGATGAATTCAGAAGAGCATCCCTTTTGCTGGACATGCTTACATTCGATGACACAGTTTCCCCTGGAACAGGTGGTTCCACACTTACTTATGGTTATGTGAGATTAAAAACTCCATCTACGGTAGCCGTTCGTTCCATCAATTCCGAATACGCACCTAACGAGGCGAAGAGAGAGGAAGCAACTGCAAAGGTTATTATTCTCGGTGGTTCTTTTGAGGTAGACCGTGTTATTGCGGAGACCGGCGGTGCGATTGATGAAATCGATTTCCAGATTAAGGAAAAGACCAAGGCAGGAGCAAATTATTTCCATAATCTTGTAATCAACGGAACCTCTGCGGCATCCGGCAGCGGATATGTTACCGGAACCTTTGATGGACTTAAAAAGCTGTTAGCCGGTTCTGATACAGCTTATACTTCCGAAGCAGATATCTCTACCAGTGCATTGCTTGATAGCAACTACAATGCATATCTGGATGAATTGGATGGATTTATTAGCAAATTGGCAGAAAAGCCGGATATCCTGCTGATGAACAACGAATTGTTAACTAAGACAAGAGCGGCGGCAAGACGTGCTGGCTTCTATGAAAGAAGCGTAGACGGATTCGGCAGAACGGTTGAGAAATACAACGGCATCCCCATGATGGATGTTGGACAGTACTACAACGGTACAAAGAGTGTTGATGTAATCGAAACAACTACTCCTTCTACCACGGCCTACGGAGAAACAGATTTGTATGCGGTGAAACTTGGCCTTAATGCATTTCATGGTATTTCCGTGGATGGTAGTAAGATGGTACATACTTATCTTCCTGATTTGAATGCACCTGGTGCCGTAAAGAAAGGCGAGGTTGAAATGCTTGCAGGTGCTGTTTTGAAAAATAGCAAAATGGCTGGTGTCCTCAAGGGTATCAAAGTTAAGCCCAAGGCAACAGCTTAGGAAGGAAACGGGGGAGCAATATGTCTTACATAACGTGGGAGCAGTATTGCTCCCTTTACACAAATATCACAGACGAAACCGAATTTAATCGGTTCTCCAAACTGGCAGAAATCAAACTGAATTCCATTACCCACATGAAGGCAAAGCGGTTTGAGGATGCCTATAGCGAGGACACAGCTACAGACTTCCAGAAACAAGTCCACATGCAGATACAGGACACTTTCTGCCAGCTGGTTAACACCATGAGCGTGCAGGAGTCCTCTGGCATGGGAACAGGTATTGCGTCCGTCAGTAATGATGGGTATTCGGAATCCTACAAGGTTACCACAGCACAGGAGAAAGAAGTGCAACTTACCTCCGTGATTCGTTCCGGGTTGTCCGGTACGGGATTGGCGGGTGCGCTATGAGTGTACTTTTTACAGATGCCATGACGGTATACAACTACCATCAGGATCCGGATACCGAAAAAGAAACCTGGCTCCGGTCAGTAGTAAAAGGCGTACAGTGGAGCCATAACAAGACCGAGGTTACTACTTCCGGCAATGTTCAGACGGAAACCAAGGTGGAGAGCATCACCATTGATTTCCAGCGCAGTTATGGGAATAAGCCCTATCTGCCATCTACACAGTACGCAAAGCTGACAGCAGAGAAGGCAGGAGAATATTGGACGCTGAATCCAAAAGCCGGACAGGATGTGATTGTTCTGGGAGAGACGGAGCAGGAGATCAGCCGGGCGTACAGGATTGCAGATCTGCAAAACGATTTCCAGTATGCGGTCACCGTTACGGCGGTATCGGATAACCGGAACCGCCCCCGGCTTAAGACTATTAAGGTGGTGGGGAAGTGAGTAAAGCAAATTACAATTGCACATTCAATCTTGACGATTGTATCAAAAGCCTAGGCCTAAACGAAAAAGGAAGAGTGCAACGGTTTGTTACAAATGAATTTATGAAGAACGTGGAGCCTTTTGTACCGTTTGATGAAGCTGGGAAATATGAGAACCCTGGCAGACTGAAGAGCTTTCCAGCCTGCCATATAGAGAACGATACGGATGTGGTATGGAACACTCCATATGCAAGGCGTCTTTATTATCATCCGGAATACAATTTCCAGGGTGCACCCACAAGAGGCGGTTACTGGGCGGATCGGTATATGCAGAACGGCGGCCAGCAAGAAATTGAAGATGGGGTAAGGAGGATTGTAAAGAAATGACGGTTTCAGAAGCGGTAATTAAATGGTTGAAAAAATTCAACCCTGCAGATTACTGGAAGATGAAGAAAATAGACACCGACATACAACCTGCAGAGGTAGAGTCCTACGCAGTAGTCAAAGAGCCGGTACGGAATGTAAAAAAATATCTTTCCGGGAAACAGGTAATCACAGATCATTACACACTCCAAGCCCGTCTTGCCAGCCAGTCTAATACAGATCGTATTGATAACAATGGATTCGGTGAAGCACTGGAGAAATGGGTGGAAGAGCAGGACAAGTCAAAGGCATTTCCTGAGATAGAAAACGCCATTGTACAGAGCGTGTCTGTAACGACGCCATTCTGCATCGGCAGCACAACAACTAACAACAGCATCTACCAGATGACGGTAGCAATTAAATATGAAAAGGAGGATTAAGGCATGTCTGAAATGAGAGATGTGCTTCGGCATTATTTCAATATTGGCACATTAGAAGAACCCAAATGGGCACTGTTGGGAGATGGAATTACTTCCCTGACAGAGGAATTCAATCCGGAATCTGACACAAAACAGTACATCAATCAGAAGAACGGTACTACAAATCTGAAATCCTATACTCCCTCCATCAGTGTGGAGAGGGAATATATCAGCGACGATCTGCAAAAGTGGATGAATGAGAAGATCAAGATTCTTCCCACCGGATCCCAGGCGATCAGTGAGTATGTGCGGATCAATTTGCTGGATACTCCTACTGGGGGAAAATATCCGGCAGTGAAAAGAAAGTGTACATATCAGTTTGATTCTATCGGCGGTGATGCCGGTTCCGAACTGGTGAGTGCAATGACATTAGGTGGTGTGGGTGATGGCATCCAGGGAAATTTTGATATCACAATTGGATCAGAAGCGTTCACAGCAGAATAAAAACATAGGGGAACATCTGTGTGGGGTGTTCCCTTTTCTTCAAAGAAAGGGAAAAGATGGCGAGAGAGTTTAGAACAAACAACAAATCGGAAGATAGCCTTGCTAAGGTATTTCTTAATAGCGAGGATGATTTTATTTACATCAATGTCAGGGACGCTACTATTTTTGATCGATTCGCGGAACTGTTGCAGTGGTTGGAAAAGAAAGAAGCCGATCTTAGAGAGCAGGAAAGGAACAGCAAAGATTATGCAGTCCGTGACGAGAACGGTGATATTGTCGATGTTGATGTGGACGAATTTTTACGGTGCAGTTCTCTGCGAACCGAGACTTGCAAAGAGGTAGTGAATCGGATTGATGGCATATTTGGTGAGAACACCATCCGTAAATATTTCCACAAATTCTATGAAATCAATCCTGGTTTCGTACCGGACGATGAATGCATTTATGATTTTCTGGATGAAATGACTCCGATTCTCAATGAGTTGTTTTCTGAAAGAGAAAAGCGCATCGAATTGAAATACAATCGGGAGCGTAAAGGTGGCAAAAGGAGCCGCTATCGGAGCAGAGAAGAATTGATTAAGGAATACATGGGGAAGTAGCGTATGAACAATGTAATGCTTGACCCTTTACCATCGGACTGGATGGGGTATGCCATTGATTCTGATTTTCGTATCGGAATTCAAATCCACCAAATCCTTGAGGATAGGGAACTTTCCAAAACGGAAAGAATCATGCACGCAGGGAGACTACTCTTTCCAGGAGCCATATTGCCACCGGAAGAACAAGCAGAGGCGCTTGAATGGTATATGACGGCGTGGAACCATGACCGACATAAAAGGTCAAAGGACACAGTAAGGGTACTTGATTATGACATTGACCAATGGAGATTGTACAGTGCGTTCCGGTCACAATATGGAATTAACCTAAATACCATTGATTCACTTCATTATTGGGAATTCATGGGACTTCTTACGACACTTGATGAATGTGCTTTTACGAGAGTCATTGATATACGAGTAAGAAAGAAAAATTCCAAAATGAGTAAGGAAGAAGTCAAAGCCCTGGAAGAATCAAAAGCCATTTACGCTTTGGAGCAGGCAGAACAGGAAGAAACACCAGAGCAGAGGGCAGAAAGAGAAAATGCAATAAAGAGATTTGAAGAATTGAGAAAAGCAAATTCGTAGCCTTTCTCTTTTTGGGAGGAAATCAAGGTGTCAAGTTATGATGCAGAAATCAGGGTATCTACCAAGGTTGAAACCAGCCAGATGCAGAAACTGCAAATCCAAATCGATAAAGCAGTTAATAAGATAGATACCCTTACAAAAAAATATGACGAACTTAAGAATAAAAAGATACCTACACAGGAATATCTTGATGTTCAAAAGCAAATCGATGAAACGCGAACACGACTCAACAAGCTTTTGGAGGACAAGGAAAAGTTTAAGGGGAGCAAGAGAAGTACCAAGTGGCTCAATATGGAAAGTGAAATTGAGGAACTGCGAAATTCTCTTCCTTACATGGAGGGAGAATTGCAGGACTTAGTTGACACAGGAAAAGATTTCACGATTGGTGCATCCTCTGACGAGATAAACAAAGCAGCAAACAACCTTTCCTTAGCAAAATCCGAACTGAAAATGTTAGTGAAAAAGCAGGAAGAATTGGGGCAAAAAACGGAGAGAACCTCTGGAAAAGTCAAAAGTTTTGCATCCAGATTCAAAAACCTGGTTCTCGGTGTATTCATTTTTAATCAAATTAGCCGTGTATTCAATGCGATGGTTACATCCATGAAAGACGGTTTCAAAAACCTTGCCCAGTATTCCAAGAATTACAACGCCCAGATGTCTGCTTTGAAGTCCTCCAGTGCCCAGCTTAAGAACGGACTGGCTACGGCATTTTCACCGATTGTAACAATGGCACTCCCGTACATTACCCGGCTTGTATCAGCACTCAATACTGCCTGTGATGCGATTGCCCGGTTTATGGCAGCAATCAGAGGAAAGAATACTTACACCAAAGCAAAGAAACAGGTTGTGGACTATGCGAAGTCCCTGGGGACAGCCACAGACGCGGCAGAGGGAGCATTGGCAGCCTTTGACGAAATAAATGTATTAGAAACGGACAGTGGTGGTGGAGCATCCGCAGGGGGAGAGGCTACCGGAGCCGATGCTTTTGAGGAGGCAGAGATAGACCCGGAGTTTCTTCTGACATTGGAAAAAGTGAAGGAAATCCTGGAAATCATCGCTCCGTTGGTGTTTACGATTGGCGCTGGACTGCTTACCTGGTCAATTATCAACTTTTTATCCGGTCTGATGCAGACCCATCCGCTGTTAGGGAAAATTGCTGCGGCGTTAATGATTATCGTGGGACTTGTTCTCGCAGTATATAACTACATTAACATGTGGAAAAACGGAGTAGATTGGGGAGGCTTGATTGGATATATCGCAGGGGTATCATTGGTGGTTGCTGGACTATTTGTTCTATTCGGTCCGATGGCAGCAGGAATCGCCCTCCTGGTTGCCGGGGCGGCGGGAATTATCCTGGCACTGAAAGATATTAGCGAAAATGGAATGAACGCGCAAAATGTAACGTTGCTTATGATTAGTGTAGTGGGGCTTTTAATCGGTATCTTTCTTGTGTTTGGCGCTACAGCTGCAATGATTGTTGCTGGAATTATGGCTGTTATTGCTATTTTTGCTGTTCTTGTAAAGGCAGGAGGAAATGGTAGAGAGGTTATTAACCATCTGAAAGATGCGTTTAAGGCATTAGGGGATTTCGTAAAAAAGATATTCGCAGGAGATTTTGAGGGAGCGTTAGAATCCTTAAAAGAATGTGGAAGGTCATTCGGTAACTTCTTTATAAGCGTTGCAGAAGGAATTGCCAATGGTTTTATCAAAATGGTGAATATGGTTATTGATGCTGTTAATAACATGTTGCCAGATACCATTCCTGACTGGGTTCCTATTATCGGAGGAAAATCTTTTCCAAAGATTCCACACTGGGATGCAACTTGTAGTTTACCCAGACTTGCAAACGGTGCCGTAATTCGAGGCGGACAGCCTTTTGCAGCAATCCTGGGTGACCAGCCAAAAGGACAGACCAATATTGAGACTCCCCTTGACACAATGTTGGATGCGTTCCGAAAGGCACTTGACGAGCGTGGCGACGGTGGAACGCCGGTAATTCGCTTTGAAGGTTCTCTGGCAGAACTGGGGCGGGTACTCCGCCCGGTAATCGAGATGGAAAATAACCGTGTAGGTAATTCGTTTGGGAGGTAGGAGATGGAAAAGAAATATACACAGGGCATCTACATAGATGGTATTTACTTTGACATTCCACTGATCTCCTTAAAACGAAATGCGGAGTTTCTTGACCGGTACGCAAAACGTGTGCGTGATGGAGATTTGAAACGTAACCTTATTGGGGTGTATCTGAATTATACCATGTCCTTTGGAGACATTGATGATTTAGATGTCTATGAACAGTTGTGGAAAAAACTGACAGAGCCGGTAGAATTCCACGATTTTGAGGTGCCGGACATCCAGGGAACGTACACATTCCGGGGGTATATTTCTTCCGTGTCAGACGAGGCGAAAAAGATTGAGGAAAATGTTTCCTACTTTGGTAACCTTGCCTGTAAATTCATAGCAAAAAAGCCAGCGAGAAAGAGGTGATAACCGATGCCACATAGCAGTTGCGCCGTTCACATGGAATTTGTGGATGTGACGGCGATTGAGGATGCGACAGTAACCACTTCGGACAATATGGAATTTGGGAACCTGGCACTGTTCAAAGACAGGACGGAGGGTGGCAGTTACGGCACACTGGAACTAAATCAATTCATTTTAGACGGTTCCAGGGCAGAGTTCCCGGATGCACCGGATAATTTTGCTTTCTTTTCTGTGGAAAAGTCGAATGTGAATGGTGGTTTTAATTCCAACCCCAAATTGACGGTAACATTCACAAGTCCTCATACCTCCGCAGGAATCAAGCTGTTTTTCTGTGACAGCTACCCGGCTGAATTGACAATTACCTGGTATGACCTCTACGGGGAGAAATTGCAGGCAAGAACCTACTACCCGGATGCGTTGGACTGTTTTTGCAAGCTGCAGGTCAAGAATTACGGCAGAGTCGAGATCGAATTTGTGAAAACGGCTTTCCCGGAGCGATACATTAAGCTGCAATATATCAAATACGGTGTGGAAATCGACTGGGGAGACGATTTGATTATCAGTGCGAAAATGACAGAGGAAATAGATGTTACCAACGAAACCCTGTCCATTAACACTGCGGAGATTTCCATTATTGACGAGGAAAATGATTTTGACCTCCAGAACCAGAACGGAGCATGGATTTCCATTCAAGCTGAACAGCAGCTACGGATTGTGGAGGAAATTGAGGGAAAAACGATCGAGTGTGGTTCCTTCTTTGTGAGTAAGTGGAGAAGTAAGGATAACGAGATTACTTTTTCGCTGGTGGATTCCATTGGACTGTTGGATAAGACCAATTTCTACGATGGGCAAATCTATAGCGGGGTATCGGCGGGGCAGATAATTGACGCTATCATGCAGTCCGCAGGCCTTACGAAATACCAGGTGGACGAGGAAGTGTCTGCCATCCCATTGAGTGGTCACCTTGCCATTCAGAGCCACAGAGAAGCATTGCATCAGGTATGTTTCGCTATAGGAGCCGTGGCAGACGATAGCAGAAGTGATACGATTCGGATTTACATTCCAGCTCGCGCCGTGTCTACTACCATCGGACTTGACCGTCAATTCATGGGAGCAGAAATGGAACTGAATGATTATGTGTCAGATGTGGCAATTACTTTCAGCCGATATGCTTTGAATACGGACGAGGATCTTGCAGAGATCTACAACGATACATTACCGGCAGGAGTGACCAGAATCGAATTCACGGAGCCGTACAAGCCAGATTCATTGACTGCCACCGGAGGAACCATACAGAACACACATACAAATTACTGCGATATTCTGATGGAAAATGCCGGGGAGTGTGTATTAAATGGGCGCACCTATGATGTTACGGATTGTGTGGTAAGGGCATCGGTAGAAGTCCTGGATGCGGGTGAAACAGCAAATATCAAGGAATATTCCGGCCTTACTCTACTTAATGCAGAGCAGGCGCGGACAGTGGCTGACAGCATCCTCAATTATCTCCAACTCCGGCAAATCGTGACAATGGAGTACATCAACGAGGGAGAAGGTGTAGGTGTCTGGTGTAACATTGCCGACACCAATGGATATGTGGCTACCACCGGCATGGTAAGTCAGACCATTGACCTGTCTGGTGGAAACCTGGCAAGCAGTAAGAGCCGTGGCTATTCTGTGGTGGTAACCGATTGTTATTACACCGGAACAGAGTTGTACGCCGGAGGAGGGGGAATTATTTAATAATGAATTTAAAGCCTATCAATCCATTTTA